TGGTTGAAACCAAAGGAAGTAGAGCGAAACAAGCATGTTATTAAGTTGTCCACTGGAAGTAAAATAAAATCTCAACCTGCTGGAGCGGGTCGTGGTGAAGCGGTATCCCTTCTAATTGTGGACGAGGCTGCATTTATCGATAAAATGACTGAATTTTGGATGGCAATCTATCCTACAATTTCAACTGGCGGTTCCGCGTTTATTCTTTCCACTGTAAATGGTATGGCGAACTTATATTACGAACTATACCATGACGCAGCTCTTGGAAAAAATAACTTTAATGTTATTAATATTCATTGGAGAGAACATCCCGAATATACCGAAAAGTGGGCTGAGACCACTCGAAGTAACGTAGGCGAGCGGGCATGGGCGCAAGAATACGAAGGTGAATTCCTTGGTACGGGTGAGACCTTTATTGAGGGGGGAATACTCAAGAAACTTGAATCCCAAACAAACGATGATTTTTACAAAAAACATTATAACATGATGCGCATCTGGAAGGATCCAGAGCCATACCACACGTATCTTGTAGCAGCGGACGCCTCATTTGGTAGAGACAGAGACTACTCTGCCTTCCATATTATTAATCTATATAATGGAGAGCAAGTAGCTGAATTTTATAGCAACCGAATAGGTTTGAGTGATTTTGCTAAAGCTATTGTTCAAGAAGCTTTGCGGTATAATACAGCATTTGTATGTCCAGAACGAAATGGGCTTGGTCTTGCGCTTATCGAACAATTATTTGAAGTTTGCGAGTATGAAAATATGTGGGTTGATGGTAAAGGTGAGATGGGTTTTATGGTAAACGCAAAAAATAGGGATGGAATATTGAACAATTTACAGGAATCTTTAAAAACATCAAAAATAAAAGTGAATTCGGAGCGAACTTTTAGGGAGTTAACTACTTTTATTATTAGTAAGACCGGAAAGCTCCAAGCAGAGGAAGGTTTTAATGACGATCTCGTGATGAGCCTATCAATTGGGGCAGAAGTAATGAAAGATGTTGTGGCTAGTTCCCCCGTACCAATAGTTAAAGGCGATTTACTAGACCCTAAGTCGAAACCTCCAACACCGGGGTTTTCGAGAGGTACATATAATAAAGAATGGGAAGAATATAGAAAATGGATTTAAACGAAAATCAAGACAAAGACGAACTTCTAGACGAGAATGCTGGTTTTACGGAGTTCCCAGGAGCCACTACCTACGGGCAGGGTCCCCGATTATCCGGTAGGTTCGCAGCTTTTTTCAAATCTTTCTTTCAGACAAAAAAGAAAAGAGGACGTCCTTCAACAGTAGACCCATTTCGTGGTGACGTTGTTAAGGCGGCAGATGCTGAACCAGAAGATAGCGCTGGCGCTTCTATGGGAATTGTGAAAGGTAATATTAAGCTTCCCCAAGTTGAATATGAACGTCGGCGTCGTTATAATGATTATGAAAAGATGGACGAGTACCCTGAAATCGGTGCAGCCCTCGATATTTACGCCGATGATGCCACCCAAACTCACCTCGACAATTCAATGATTAGTGTTATCACTGAGCAGACCCCAGTGAAAGAAGCCATCAATGACTTTGTCAATACTACGAAGCTCGATAAGTTTTTATGGGATATTATTCGTAACATGTGTAAATTTGGTGATTGTTTCGTAGAAAATATCGTCGATATGAACAACCCAGAGGCAGGTATCCAAAGATTGAAGGTCCTAAACCCAGTTTATATTTATCGAAGAGAGGACAGATTTGGCTATCTTAAAGGATTTCGTCAAGAAGTCCCTGGTACTGTTGCCGAGACACAGCAGTATGTTAGCATGGGGAAGGACAGTAAAAACAACACTATTGACCTTGACCGAAACCAGCTTATCCATTTCAGACTTCATACTTCTGATTCTAATTATTATCCTTACGGTAAGTCTATCTGTGCTCCTGGTGTTCGCGCTTGGAAGTCGTTACGTATGATGGAAGATGCGATGCTTATCTACCGCCTCCACAGAGCGCCAGAAAGAAGAATCTTCTATATTGATACTGGTAACTTACCGCAAACCAAGGTAGAAATGTTCATGGAGCGTATTAAGGCTAAGTTCAAGAAGGAAAAATTCTTCAACCAGGAAAGCATGAATGCCGACGAGCGTTACAACCCTCTTTCCGCAGAAGAGGACTTCTTCGTTCCCGTAAGTAAGAATGGCCAAACCAAGATTGAGACCCTCCCAGGCGCACAAAACTTGGGCGAGATTGATGATGTTCGCTACTTCCGCGATAAGGTTTTAGCTGCGATGAAAATTCCAAAGGACTTCATTGTAGAAAAGGACAAATCACCCGAAAGAAAAGCGAACCTGTCACAACTTGATGCGAAATTTGCGAAGGCTATTATGCGCGTTCAGAGAGATACCGAAGTTGGTCTTCTAACTCTGATTAAGCGTCACCTGGAGATTCGTGGGTTCCCTAAGTCTGCTTACAAAAGCATTAGTATCGAACTTGCTCCTCCTTCGGATCTTAGTGAGAAAAGAAAACTTGAACTCGAAGAGCAAAAAACTCGGGTCGTTCAAGCCGTAAAAGGGCTCGAATTATTTTCTAATGAATACATCTTCAAAAATTTCTACGATATGAATGATCGAGAAATAGAAGAGATCCAAACTCAAAGGGAGTTGGAAGCTCCTCCAGAACCTGTACCGGGACAAGAGGGAGCACCCGGAGCCGAACCAGGGCAAGAGCCCCCACCACCACAAGAAGAAGGTAAATAAATAAAATACCCTATCCTGTACATCTATATAAAATTAGATTCTAATAGCTATGAACTTAAAGAACTTATTCAATAACCGAAACAAGAATTTTGTCCGTTTGTCCGAGGCTGGCGACTATTTGAGCCGCAGTCTTAGGGAAAACTTGGCCGTCTACGAAATCGATGACGCAAATAAAAAAGTTACTTATATTACTGAGGGCAATATTCTTATTTCTTGCGACTACAAAGAGATAAAAGGAAAACTGACGTTCGAGAATTTCGTTACCGAGAATCTGGACAGAATTATCTCGGACGACCATGTGGATTCCTTGGTCGGAACAAGCGTTCAGAAGTTCGTAACTTCTATTGCTCGTAATCGTTTCGATAAAGCAGAAGCCTCTTTCGATTCAGTTCTCGATGCGTTCAGTATGAGAGCAAAAATTGAAGAAAGTCGTAAGAAGCTTCATAAGAGGTCCGAGCGGTTTGGCGACGTCTATAATATTAAAGAGACTAAGTCCTATAAGAAATTTAAAGAGGCTCTACCCCTTCTTAAACACTTTTTTGAGACAAATAGGGAAGAGCTATCTAAAAACCGCAAACTCATTGAGGGTCTCCGGTTGTCCAAGGTCGTGGGGGAAACTTATGATCTTCCAAAGGTAACTATTGAAAGCCTAAAAGACGAATTCATTGTTGTGCCTTCTAACACTAAGAGAACTCTTTATGAGATGGTTTGCGAAAAAGAACTTATTCGTAAAGAATTACTTGAAGCGAAAGAATCTTTCCACCGTGTATGGGCGAGCAATGACGCAATCAGCGCACTTGCTTCGCACATATATTCAAAAAATGGAACTGTTAAGAGAGCACTCCACGAGACCATTCAAGAAATTCCTTACATGGCTTTGGCTAACAAAGTTGATTTAGTAGCTTTAATGGAGTCCGTTTTCCAGATCACCAATCCTGGCACTGTTTCTCAGAAAGATATTAAAGAGTTTGTCAATAAGCTTTACGAGTTTAAGAAGCCTCTCAAGTCCCAAGTTATAGAGCATCTTAATGAAACTTACGGTATCAACGTTCAAAGCCTTAAGTTTATTCCTTCCTTCAAGGGGCTGGCAGAAGTCCAGTCAGAGGTCTTTGCGGTACTTTCGGAGTCCATGGAAGAAGGTATTCTTTGTGACGTAACCAAGGAGTTCTCACAAGCTATGCAGAAGAAGGGTGGAGTACAAGTTCTTGATGTCGCAAATACTCTTTCTACTGTTATGAACGAAGCTCAGTTCACTGTCGTGGACATTCAGGAGAACTTCGACATGAAGAAGCTCTCTGATTATCTTTCCGACGACATCAACGAAGCTCAATATTATGGCGATGATGATGAATTGTCCAACTCAGGAGGCAATGCGGATGGTGACGATGACGACAAAGGTAAGAAAAAGAAAAAAAAGAAAAAGAAGAAAGATAAAGCGGATGAGGAAGGGGATGTCGATGATGACGAGAACGACCCTACTGGAGATCAGGAGGAGCTTGATTCGGACAAGGATGGTGACATTGACGCCAAAGACCTTAAGAAACTACGTAAAAATAAGAAAAAGAAACTACGTAAAGAAGGCACTGATGTAGCCGAACAAGAAGAGGAAGCTGCTGAAGCTGAGGAGGAGATTCAGGATGGCGACGAAGACGCAGCTGCTGAAGAGGCAGACGCAGAACGAGCCGCTGATGCTGAAGCTGAGAGCAGAGATAAGGATTATATCGATCTAGTTTCAGATATTGAAAAAGCTATAAAGGATATAGATTTTGATTTGGAAGACGATGACGATGTCGATGACGATGTCGACACCGAAGAGGAGGTAGAGGCTTAATCAATAATGTAGCCTTGCTTCATCCAGTTAATCAGATTCTCAACAAAACCAGAACGCAATACTTGGACCTCGTATATTAAGTTATCGAGGTCCTTTATTGTTTGTTGTTCGATCTTTTTCTTTTCCTTTATTTGTCGGATTGTGTCTTCAATGACGGCAATACGTTCCACGGTAGCCGGGGTGTACTCGTTCATTTTTTTAGTTTCTTCATCAATTTTTTTCATTTTTTTACCTCCATTCCTAACGACTTATAGGATTTAATTCTTTCTTTAGCGTGTTTTTCCAGGTACGGTGCCCTATCAAAGAAATCGTAAATATAAACTTTACGTTTCGATTTGTGGATTCTCAAAGCCCGTCCCATCGCTTGAATTGTAGCGATCTCAGATTTTAAACCTCTCGCATTTATTAGATGAGTGATTTCAGGTATATCGATACCAGTTTGCATAATTGTGGTGCCTATAAGTACCGAACTTTCGGCTTTTATGAACTCCTTGATTGTTTTCTTTCTCACGCTAAGATCGTCTTTACCTTCTAACTTCAGTGAATTTGGAATAATTTTATGAAGTATTTCAGCGTGTTTAAGATCTTTCACAATAATTAGAGTTCGAGAAGGATTTTTCGAGATTGTTTTTACTAGCTCAACGATCATTTTATTTCGAAGGTCGTTATTAGTAATAAACTTTTCATAAACCTCTCTATACGTAAGTTCCGTGTCGTCTACGTTAGCGGTGTCTTTAACTGAAATAACCTGAATTATAGGCTCAGTAAGGAAGCCCAGACTGACGAGGTCTTTCGCATCTACCTCTTCAATAACCTTACCTAATCCTGAGATAAGATTAAGCTTGCTGATCGGGTCAGTAGGTACTGTAGCTGTCATTCCTATTCTGTAAGTTGCGTTGGGGAAAGACTTTACGGCTTTTGAGGCAATCTTACCTTTACCAAATTCATGAACCTCATCAAAGATAATAAACTCAGACTGCTCCAAATGACTATCCATAACTTTATCTATCGATTGAATGGTGCAGAGGGTAATCGGCTTCAGAATCACCCCGTCCCCGAAAGCAAGACCAACATCGAATCCCCACTCGCGCAGTTGTTCATAGGTTTGGTATAAAAGCTGTTTCTTCGTAAAGAAAATGAGACCCGTTTTATCTTCAAGAGCCTTTATCAGACCCCCCAGTACAACGGTCTTTCCAGAGCCTGTGGGGGATTTTATGATACATCCTTTCTGGGATAGTGCTTTGTGAATTAAATCGCTCTGGTAGCCCCTAAAACTAACCTGGGGGAGTGACACGTCGTCTTTGTGGGTTGCGGACCGTAAATCTTCGATTTTATGCGGGACACCTAAATATTTGAGGTCTTCTTCAATATACGGTAGAAGACCTGTGCCGAACTTCCCAGTTTTTTCGGAGAAAAAATATTTCTCTCCTTTCCAACCTCTTTTGTACGCTTGAGAGTATTGGTAGCCGGGAATTTTAGCGCTGTATTTCTGCTTTAATGTGGACAGCAACTTTTTGTTGTTCGTGTGCATTACAGAAAAATTATTATTGACAATAATTTTAGTCATTTTTACTATTATAGTAAAAGATATTAATATCTTATAAAATTATGCCAGAAGAAAAATCATTAATTGATATGGCTCGCGAACACATGGAGAAATCCGGAATCGATCCCAAAAATCCAGTTGATTTAGAGCACGTGTCCCCCGAAGAGGAAGAAACCCAACCAGTGACTCATCCAGTCCAGGGGGAGCCGACGCCAGATAAAGAAGAAAAATCTGGGGTAACAGATGTTGTTGATGGAAGCTACGGTGACGTACTTTCGGAACTTCTATCTGAAGTAAAAGTTAACTCGGATTGGAGACCGCTTTTATTGCCTTCTAGGGGGAAATCTTACGTATCTTGTGATGAAGAGATTGAAATTAAACCATTCACTTTTGCTCAAGAGAGAAAACTCCGTAGTGTTAAGAACGTCCGAGGAGGTAGAGATATTATAAAAATTCTCTTTGCGGATTGTGTAAAGGGGTTGGAATATGATTCCATGACCCTTACCGATAAAAATTATATTTTATTTAAGCTCAGAGAAATTTCTTACGGTGACGACTACACCCTTGAGGCTACTTGTGAACATTGTGAATCTAAAAATGAATTATCAATTAAAATTTCCGAGATTCCGGTGGAGTATGCCGGGGATGATTTCAAGGAACCTCTTGAGATTATTCTCCCCGACAGTAAACAAAAGTTAGTATTTGTTAGCCCACGAAGTAAGGACGAAAAGTATTTTTCGGACATGGAACTACTTACTCAAAATATGTGGAGATTTATGGTCTCTATTGGTAAGTATAGCGAGCAAAAAATTAAGAAGGCATTCTTGGAAAATACTACCGTGAAAGACGTTGCCTTCTTTAGGGAGCGCTTAGTAAAAGATTACTACGGAATGAAAACTGAAATGGTTTTCCAGTGTGCTTCGTGCGAGGAGGACAGCAAGGGCACAATTCCATTTAACGAGAATTTTTTCTCCGTGAGCTAGACCAAAATATGCGGGGTCTAGCAGAACAGGCTTACTACCTAGTCAAACACGCAAAATTTAGTTATCTTGATATCATGATTATGACGGGTATCGAAAGACATGAGTTCATGACCTTATTGATAGACGAAAACAAACGTGAAAACGAAGAATTAAACACGCATAAGTAATCTAAATAAGTAAGAGATGACTACGTTCAATGGCATAACAGTAATCAACCGCAAAAATAGACCTTCCCCTATTGAACCGGCAAAACTGGATTTTTTTATGGTGAAGGCGGGAGGTTATTCCGACCCGTACGCGGTATGCTCCGTTCACATTTTTCAGGATACTCAATACGGCTCTCCGGACGCGTATCTTGATTTGAGTGCCGGATCCGATAATTACGGGTTAGTAACCAGTTCAAATACATCGGAAAAAATGGTATTCCGAGTACAGGAAGTGGACGGCTTCAAGAACCGCATAGGTTTTACCGGGAACCCGGCGGACTTCCCTACAGAAATAGATTACTTAGACGCTAGTTCAGCCAGCGGGATCTTCAAAACGGGGAACGGAAAGTTTTCCGTCCTTCTTGAAACTGACACTTATT